CAAAAGATCCGACATTCCTGGGATTTTCATAATGATCTAAAACTTTTTGAGAATATGACATATTTATTGTTAAAAATAGTTACCCGATGTATACATAAAGGTGTCCGGTTTCAATTTAAACCTTATTACCTCTGCCAACCTTTAATGATATCAGGTGAGAAGTTAGCGTAGCTGAATTGCATTCTGTCAACTAACTTGACTGCATTGCCTTTAATCTTGTCAATTGCAACATAACCCTCAACACCAGTCACTTCGTAACCTTTCTTAGTCAACAAGAAAGTATTCAACGTCTTGACTTCATCCATCTTCTTAATTAAAATCAACTTAGCTTCTGCTAAGAGATTCATCATTGTGAAAATGTCTTCTAAGTGGGATTTGTTTTTTGGTGAAAAGAATTTAAGTACTTTACTTTTCTTTAGCATCTGAGTGGCACGACCACGTTCACCTTTGCCCTCTGCTTGTTTCTCGTAGTAATCTTCTATGTATGTAATCAATTCTTTAACGTGCGCTTTGACGTTAGTAATTTTCAATTGTTGACGTACTTTTGAATTGTTGAATGTCTTGATTCTTTCAATCAAGTCTTCGTCTGTATTGATATAGTTCAGCGTGGCGGCATCTAGCTTTTGGAATATCTTTCCAGCATCAGAGAGAATCGCTGTCACTTCGTCACTCTCTGCTTGTGTCAACGTAGCTTTACCAGACACATCGTGATAGACTGCACTTGTCATCCAAACGTTTGGTGTCTTTGTGAGTGTGCTTAGAATGTCTTTGCCAAAGACTGCCGACATTGATTCAAACGTATCACCTTCGTAAATTGTATGCCAGACAATGCCTATCTTTGCTTTTTGTATTTGTTTAGCAAGTTCAGTTTCTGACGGTACTGCATACACCAATGTATTTGGGTGAAACGTAACATACAATTCACCTTCAATTGTTTCTGTCTTTAAGTCTGCTTGTGTAAACAGCAAGTCGCCTTGAATAACACCTTTGATGTTGATCTTAGGCAAATACATCAAACATGCTTTGAGTTTGTCTGCTAAGTCGCCAGATGTGTCCGCATCAACTTCTGCTGGTGTTTTGTATACTTTGGGATTTTTATTGAAGACACCCTTCTTCGCAACAAAGAATTTGCCGTCTGTTGGGTCTTGTCCTGCAAAGACTGCTGGCGCACCATCCCACTTGACTGAAATGTCAACTTTGCTTTTGGAGTGTCCAGCAAGCATGTCACGCACCGCTCTGAGTGCGTTTATGCTATCTCTAGTTCCGTCAACACCACCATTGAGAACATCGTCTTCCGCATGTTCCATGTGAGTGTTTTTCTTCTCAATAAGATATTCTTTAAATTTAAACATAATAGGTCTGTCGTTGCTATAGACCTATTTATAATTATCTTCGCATCAATGCTTGATCTTTTGCGTCATCATCAGAGAAAATAGGAACTGCATTGCTTTTGTGTAACGTGCCGATACCAATCATTTTGTCGCCAGTGTAAACTTTGCCATAAACAGGCTTAGTACAACTGTCGCCAAATGTAGCTAAACTGGGATACTTTACAGTTTCACGAATGTTTGCTTTTGGGGGCGTGTATGCTTCTACTGTCTTAGGCTTTTTGAAACCTTTAGAAAATGAAGTTGTTGGCAAGTTATTCAGCCATTGTTGATACTCTGCAACTTTCTTTGCAGGAGTTTTTTTCTTTTTTGATTTTTGATATGTGTAAATCAGCATAGTTTATCTACATTTTGTCCAGGACGATTCATTCTAATATTCATTTCAATTCGTGCTTGTTCTGACACTTCACGTATTTGTTTATTTCTACGTTCTTCTAGCCGTAACTCATCAAGCCTGCGTTCTGTATTTTTAATTTGCATGTTACGATACATCTCAGTATTGTATTCTGCAATTCTATTGACACTCATCATTTGAACACCAAGAATGCTAACATAATACTTTGAAAGAAAAATCCAATGCCGTTTGAAAGCATGTATAGTTTATCTTTCATTATAGCAGACCGAATAAAGAATAGCAACAGCCCTGACCAAATGAGTACAACCATACTTAATGGCGGCAATACAGTTGGCTGACCTTGAATTGCTAAGTACGTTACGGGTACTGTAGAACCATGGATTAGAATCAATCCAATCCAACCGCAGATTTCTCCAAACTGACGCACAATCCAATTATACCATTCTGTAACTTTTATCATTTCAAATTTCTTTTTTAAGTAGTTTAAAGGTAGGTCTAAATTTTTGATAGAGTCCGACTTCACGTCCATATGCTTCAATCTCCCATAGTGATTCCCAATATTCATCGCCTTGGTATTGTTCTCGTTGGAACGTTACCATGTTTCCTTTTTCATGGAATTTTAATTCACCTTTAGCGTATTGCTTTACGTGAACCATCTCATGTGCAAGGCATTGTAAAACACGCTTGCCAAGTTTACTCCATTCAAGATTAATTACAAATTTTTTGTTGCTAGGCAATCCAAGACAATCATCTTTAGCAAATGCTTCGCCAAGCACTTTACTTTTCTTGTAAAAATCTTTTATGATGTTTATATCAATTTCTAACGAATCCGACAATCGTTCACTCATCAGACGACTAGCATAAAAATGCGTAGCCAACTTTAAAATCTTTCTTTCTTTCGGTGTCAAGGTTACCCCTTTTGCCCTGAGAATGAGTTTCATGTCGTATCCTTTTCTTAACAATATCTATTATAGTACAGTTATGGTATCTTGTCAAGGGATATTTAGGGAAGGGGATATATTTCACAATGTGAAATTAAACCTTTAGATTGCCAAAATCTCGGTTTTTCTGCATTCGTTTGCCGAATCCAGACTTATCAAATACGGGCTTGTCATCTTCAATCTGCCCACTATCGGAAATGTTAGTTTGTGCTGACTCTTCTGCATCATATAGTTTCATTTTTGCTCTGTCAACACCAATTACAAAACGTTTGTTTGTTGTTGGATCGCTGTAACGATTCTTTAACTGCTTGACCATGATCTGATTTAAGTCTGCAAGTTCATCGGTTGAAATCAAAGCAAACATTAAGTCTGCTGTTGCTGGCAGACCAAACGATTCTGAAGTATCTTCAAGACCAACGTCTGAGTTTGTGAAACCACTTCTCGTTGTTTGTGTGGCTGATACGACAGGCACTTTATGTTCAACTGCAAGCCCACGCAATTCTTCTGCAATCGCTTTAATGTATGTGTAAGAGTTAATAGAAGAACCCATCTTCATACGTGCGGAAGAACAAATGTTCAGATAGTCAATGTAAATGATATCAGGAATAAATTGTCGTTTCAATTTCAACTCATTCAACAAATGATTGAAGTGATTTACGTTTGCACTAGCAGTTGGATATTCTTTGATGATTAGCTTGCCTTTAGTTTTCTCACGTAGAGATTCAACTTTCTTCAAGTATGTTTCTTTAGGCATACCAATCAATCTGTCAAGTTCAACGTTCATCAAGTTAGCATCAATACGTTCTGCAATACGTTCTTCAGCCATTTCCATTGTAATGTATAGAACGTTCTTACCCATCGTCAGATTGGCTGCCGCACAATGACACATGAACAAAGATTTACCAACACCAGTACCAGCAAGAACAATGTTCAAAGATTTTTCTGCAAGCCCACCTTTAGTGATTCTATTCAGATAGTCAAGGTCGAATGGGATTCGTCTTTCGACTTTATGATAGAAGTCATATCGTGTTTCTGCATCATCAATGAAATCGTGACCAATGTGATTGTCAAAAGAAACTGAAAGCGCATCTGCTAGAATTTTAGGTATTGAACCTTTGTCAAGTTTTTCTGCATTGTTCTTATTCTTATCATCAAGAATCTGAATGCTTTGCATGATGCCATTGTAGATTGCTTTTTCTTGGCAGAAGTCTTCTGTCGCATCAATCAACCACTTAGTGTCTGATACTTCAGGATCAATTGTAATTTGTTTGACAAGTGCAATAGTTTTCTTGTGCTGTTCATCTGTTAGATTAATTCTCTTGTCAATCTCAATAGCCAATGCTTCTTGCGTTGGCATTGTGTTATACTTATTTACATAACTTTCAATTTCAGAAAACAATAGTTTTTCTGAAGACTCTTGAAAATACTCGCCTTTAATGAATGGTAAAGTCTTTCGTGTATACTCTTCATCCAATATCAGGTGTTTCAGTATTTTTTGTTCCAAGTTCATTCTCATACCTTTTCTCTGCTTCGTCTAATGCATGTCTTAGAAGATCATTTAAAATTTCACCAAGTTGTGATTCAAAGGCATTATTGCCTTGAAGTGCTTTGTGTTCTTCACTTATTATATCATAGTTGAAGCCGATTGAATACGTTCCGTCAGGATTTTCGTCTTCGGCAAAATTAATTTCACCAAAATGAAATACTGTGTCTTTAAAATCTCCAGCA